AAGCCGCAATCTTGCAACTGACATGGCGTCATCCGCAAGCTATGTAGGTGTTAAAACGCCCCAGCTAAACGCGATTATGCAGGCAAGGGAAACGGCTGAATTCCAAGGAGACAAGGAAAAACTTTTTAGAAGCGTTTCGAGGTCATACCGTGAACTTGAGCAGTTCAGGGACATGAACGAAAAGCTAGTGGAGGACTACGCCGGTCCACACTACCAGCAGGGCGACAACAAGCAGAATCGCTACGTCAACTTGATGAACCAAGCTGTAGACGCTTACCAAATGCTTCTTGCGGCGAACCGACCACGCGTGATGGTGAGCACCAGCTACCAGCAATACAAGGTGTTTTCAAAGCAATTTGAGCATGCAATTAACACGCTAATGAAGGAAATACGCCTAGAGCAGACTTTAGAAAAGTGGGTGATGGACGCGTTCTTCTGCATGGGTATTGTGAAAACGCATCTTGCCGACAGTGGATTGGTAGAAGTTGAGACTGATTTGTGGATGGACCCCGGCAAACCATTCGCGTCGAACATTGCGTTGGATGATTTTGTTTACGACATGTCAGCCAACAAGTGGAGCGAATGCAAGTTTGCTGGTGATATGTACCGAATCAGCTACGAGGATGCGGTTGAGATTTTTGGCGAAGAGGCGATGAAGGACCATACGCCAGGAAAATCAAACGCGGGAAGTGCCAATCGAGTTGAATCAATCAGCAAGCACAGTATGTCCAGCGACGATGAATTCGAGCCAATGATTGATTTGGCTGACATCTGGGTGCCGCGACAGGGTTTGATTTACACGTTTGTGGTGAGTTCACGCAGGAATTTTGATTTGTCAGGAGAACCTATCGCAGTAGAGCCGTGGGAGGGACCAGAAACCGGACCCTATCACTTGCTTGGTTTCAATGACGTTCCAGAAAATATCATGTTTTCAAGCCCCGCGTCTCACTTAGAAATGTTGGACGCACTGGTAAACGACCTGTATCGAAAGAGCAGTCGGCAAGCTAGGCGGCAAAAAGACGTGCATCTTTACACGGCGGCGGGTGCTGGAAGTGCGCAGCAAATACAGATGGCTGACGATGGTGAATGGGTCAATGTCAACGACACGTCTGACATTAGCATGATGAAGCAGGGCGGCGTCGATGCAAGCAATTACCAATTCATGGTAGGTGCAATTGACACTTTTGACCGCATGGCTGGAAACCTGCAAGCTCAACTTGGTCTTGGGGCTCAGGCCGAAACTCTTGGGCAAGAGCAATTGATGCATGGTGCTGCCAGCCAAAAGATCGACAAAATGGGCAAACGGGTCACCGAAAAGGTCGTCGAGTTAATCACGGCATTGGGCCAAATGTTGTGGGACGATGCGTTCAAAGAGGTCGTCAGTGAAGTGACGATTCCTGGCACCAATGGAATTAGCGTTACTTCGACATGGAAACCTGGTGAGCGTCAGGGCAATTTCATTGATTACAACTTCGACATCGATGTTTATTCAATGCAGTACCAAGGACCGAAGGCCAAGATCCAGCAGTTAAATCAACTGATTTCATCCGTCTATGTCCCAATGGCTCAAATACTGCAACAGCAGGGCGGAATGCTGGACATGATTGCTTTGACACGGCAGTACGCGGAGTTGCTGAATCTGCCGGAGTTGAGCGAAATCGTCAAGTTTACCGGTGGGGCGGAGCCCGCACAGACCAGTTCGCCAACTGCAGACGTTCCGACCAAACCTCCAACTTCAACGCGGAATTATGTTCGCACTAACGTGTCAGCAGCTAGCAACGAAAGCGGAATGCAGCAGGCGGCTGGGCAAATGGGCGGCATGGAACAAGGACCACAAACACAAGGCGGGATGACTTGATGTATCAGTTCAAGCGGGATGATACAGGCGAAATATTTGAGGCTACCTTTGACCAAATGATGGGTGCGACCGATGGTTTGCTGGAAATCGAGCCAGGTATTTGGGCAAAGCGAATAAACAGAAAGTCGAGCAAGTCGAATTCTGTTCGTCTCGCAGCACCAATCATTTCGGATTCAATGGGATTCGGGGTCGGCCAGCTTGCTGAAATGGAAGCACACAGAAAAGCAAGCGGCGTTCGTGGGATTGAGTTTAAGCCTGACCCCACTGTCCCTGAGTTCATACAGGTTCATTGCACCACAGAAAGAGCAAAGCAGCGTTACATGGAGTCACGCCAGTTCACGGACAGGAATACGTCCAATGGAAGCGGATGTGTTCTATCACCCAAGATGTTGCAGGACGCCAAGGAATTGGCTCTACGGACAAAGGTAGAAGAATAATGGCAAAGATCGAATTAACTCCATCACAGATTGCATTCGCACAAAGTGACAGCGACATTTACGAAGCACCAACCGATCAAGAATTGGCGGAAGTCGAAGAAGAGGGCTATGAAGAAGAACAGCCTTCGGATTTAGACAGCAGCGACTTAGAAGATGTTAATGCTGAAGCGGATGGCAATGAATGGATCGACGACGAAGTGAAAAAGTTCGCCGCTGGATACCTGCTTGATGCCGCGGCCATCAGCAAAGAGTTCAAAAACAAAGAAGAGCTTGAGCGTTTTGGCAGATTGACGGACCAGCGGATAAAAGAGCAGGCTCGGTTTAGGCAGTTTGAGCAAGCGGCCCCTAGGTCGCAAGAACAAGAAGTCGAAGACCAACCGGATTCGACTGACAGCCAGCAAGAAAGTCAAGACTACGAGCTGTTTGATCCACAAAAGCTAGTTGACGACAACTACGATGAAACGACTGTTAGTCTTGGAAAAGCTTTGCGTGCTACGCAGGAGCAGCTTCAAGAACTAAAAAACAAAGGTCCAGAGCAAGCTGCTTTGAAGCAAGAGGCTGAGTTTGCACAATCTTTCCATAAAAATTTAGACCAGTTGGATCGAAGTCTATTTGGCAGTGTGTTTGATGAAAACGGTGGGCTCGGCGTCATTAGCAATCCACATGACTTAAACCGTCGAGCCGTATGGGAAGCGGCTTCGCAAATTCAGTCAAGCATTCCTTCAAATGGTGCAGAGATTCCAGTTGAGATGTTGATAAAACGTGCCGTAAACATGGTGTTTGGCGATGTTTTGTCGAGAGAGAATGAGTCAGGCGGAAGCCAAAGAGCAAAGGCTCAATCTCGAAAACGGCGGCCAACTTCTTCAAGTCGAGGCATGAATCGCACGTCGTTTGTTGATCCAAATGAGCAGGATGCACAGGACGCTAGATCCATTGCTCAAGCACCGGACGTGAAGAAGTTTTTTGAAAAAGCTCAACGTCAAAACGGTGTGGTGTAAATTTTGTAGTTGAACGTATTTTGCTGATACGTCAAATTCTAAAGATGCAGATGACGTGGGGTCATCTGAGCCGAAGTGGACACACGGAGCAGGTGTTTTCGCAAAGGCTAGATAAATGCTTACGCCCGATCAAATTGACGATTTTGTGACACTTACTTTGTCACACTTCAAGAAGCGCAAATGGACTGACATCTCCTTAGCCCATCAGCACTATGTTGCCTCCAGTCTCATTACCGAGAAGTCGGTCAAAGAGCAGGGCGGTAAAGACATCTCATTTCGTTTGAAGACGAAAAACACAGGTAACGCCAGGAATACGGGCCTATACGCTCAAGACAGTGCCAAGGTTGAGGACGTAATGATCTCAGCCGCTGTGCCTTGGGCAAAGCAGACCGTCAACTTCTCCTACGATGTTGATGAGGATCTGTTCCAAAGCGATGCTGAGACAATCATCAGCGAGTTGAAGATTCGCGAGCATGACGCAATGAGCGACATGGCCGAGCTCAACGAAGAAAACCTGTGGTCGTCCCCAACCGGCCCAACCGATGGCCGTCCAATGGGTATTCCATTCTGGCTGCAAAAAGATGCTTCAACTACGCCTGATGGCGGATTTAACGGTGGCAACCCTTCTGGCTTCTCAGCCGGTGCCGCTGGCGTCGACAGTTCAGCATTTCCTCGCTGGCGTAACTGGACTGCAGGTTACAGCGATGTAACCACAGCCGACCTTGTTCGCAAGGTTAAGAAGTCGCTGGCGTTCACGCACTTTGTTGCACCAGTGCCTCACCCTGAACTTGGTTATGGAAGTGCAGATCACTGCATCTACACAACCTACCGTGTTCAAGAGCCACTTGAGCGTCTTGCTGAAAGCCGCAATGACAACTTGGGCTCGGACGTTGCTAAGTACATCAACCAAGTCACCATTGGTGGTGTTCCAGTGAAATGGGTTCCATATCTGGAAAGCAATGACACTTCAGATCCACTTTACGGTGTGAACTGGGCGACCTTCCGACCATTCGTCAAGAAGGGCTGCAACATGCGACGTTCGGCTCCAATGGCTGCTCCAGGTGCAACTCAGCACACGGTTAAAACAGTGCATATTGACAATTGGATGAACTATATCTGTTACAACCGCCGCATGTGCTTTGTTATCAGCAAAGCTTAAACCTGTACTGTGTTTGTTACTTCCTTAACTAATTGAGAAATTGAAATGTTTCCAAGCAATTTAATGGTCCCACAAGTGGGACAACGGGGCAGCAAGCTCAGTCCTCGTCTGTGGTCCCGCCTCATTGAGGAAGGTCTTACAGCAGACGGCTCGGCTCCCGGCGATCTTCTTATCGAAGATTTTACTTCGGTGTTTCCACAGACAGCGAATGACACGCAAGTCGGCCCATTCCTGTTTCACAGAGAAACCGGCGGAACTGTCACTGCTCCCGCAGGGGTGAAAAGTGCTGCTCGCATCACAGCGGGATCAAGCGCAGACGGTGCAGGCACGCTGATCTCTAATGGCAACACAGGTTCTGTAGGTGTTATTAGTGACACAGCCGGTGCTGACAAGTTGACCATTTTTGAAGCTCGTTTTGCACTTGGCTCCGTTACAGATTCCAACGGCAGTCTTTTCATTGGCTTGTGCGCTCCTGCTTCAGGTGCAACTGCCAAGCCTTTGGCAAGCAGTAATCCCCAAGCGTTAGCAGACCAGCAAGCAATTGGATTCGTTGTCCAAGAAAACGACAACGATTCATTGAAGTTCCAGTACATGGCCGGTAGTGGATCTGTCCAAACCGTAGTGACTTACGGAACTGCACTGGCTGCTGGTCAGTATTACAACGTCGGTTTTGTTTATGATCCTGCCGCTCCAGCGAGTGAAAAGATCAAGATTTACATCGACAATGTAGAGCAAGCGTCAAAGGTTAGCGCAAGCGACATTGCTGCGTCTACATTCCCAGACGGTGATAACTTGGCAATTTGCGCATCGTTAAAAGCAACAGCCACTGAAGCTCCAACTGTAGATATTGACTTGCTGGCCTTCTATCAAGCTGGCTAAACGACTTTCTTT